GCCCCAGCCTGATTTACCGCAGCATCATAGTTTGACGTTGTGTACTCGTTGCTGCTCACGTTTTGCCCCCGCCACCATAACCACTTTTAGTTTTCAACACGTCCAACGTCTTTTGCGAAACACCCGGGTTAGGTGCCTTCGCCGGAACTGGATCATGACCCAATTTCCGTCCCTCTGCAATGGTGTGCGCCACATCAGAAGCCACAGTACCGCCGACAAGATTGTCGCCGTGAAACGCTTCCCGGTATCCACCAAAACCGATAGATATGCCGCTGATGCGGCACCTGAAACAAACCGTGGGCGAAAAGGATGCGCTATTAAAACGATCTTTTGAGACCTTTTGTCCACATTCGGTGCAAATTTCAGTTTCCATCTCACATACTAGCATATTTTGTTCCACACACATCAAATAACCGGCGACATAGCCTTCTTCGAACCACGCCGACCCGCCTGCAACTGCTCATCCAACCAATCAATCGTGCCTCGCCTATCAGGCGCAGGCTCAGTCAAATCATGCTCAAAAGCATACCGTCTACACTCAATAGTGATACCCAAAGCCATCACACAGTCATCATGAGGACTACCATGCAACTTGACACGCTCGCCACGCTGCTCACGCACAAACGTCTTTATTTCATGGACCGTCACACGATCCCAAGCCTGATTGCCCTCCCGAATCCAGGCAGCAATACCATCACACATCGGCTGCTTATTGCCACTAGTCGTCATCCAACCCAACGTCTCCAAAGCCGTCTCACGCCTCGTCGTCTTCGAATGACGACGATACAAGTTTTCATACCCGCAATCCCGCAAAGCCGTCAAAGTCGTCAAACCATGATTATTGATCTCCACATTAACCAAAGCGTTTTTGAAAAACGAACCAATACCCGGCAAAATTTGGTTACCAAAAACATCGGGGGCACACCGGCCACGCCACATACCAACAATTTCACCAGAAACAGCCTCTAAAACGTATGCGACGGACCAGTCACCACGGTCCAACCCCATCGCCACGTCAGCGCCCACAACATAAGAGGACTTAGGGTTGAAACGCCACACTCCGTCCCGATCTCTCGGCAACCAGATCGCCAACTCACCCCTAGGTGATTCCGTGACGTTACCAACCCCGTCAACAAACTCGACATTGAAAAAACCTGTCGGTTCCCGCAAACCCCACAATCGTACCGGCTCCAAATCGAAAAACGGGTTACCGGACCCGATAAAAGCATCCTCGGGGCTACTCGGATACTCCTGGGCAACAAACCACTTCGGATTATTAACAACCTTGTCCTGATACCACGCATCATCCCTCTCAGGAACAGCACGCCAAGAATGGAAAATGGGATGAAAGTTAGAATTACCTGACGTAGCCGCCACCCAACGATCATGAAAAAAATCGCCCTCACCCTTAGCAGTCGAAAGCCCGACAATCCGACCCCCAAGGTCGGCTGTCGGCTCAATAGCCGCCCACGCCCCCTCCTGGTCATTAATAGACGCCCATTCGTCAACAACAGCCAACCAGGCAGTCTCACCACGAATCGGATCAGAAGCAGACTGAGACGAAACAATAAAGGATTCATTCTCAAATGACATCCTTTCCAACGTACGGTCAGTCAACGCCGGACCCTTATCCCGCACCCAAGCCGGAAGCATACGATACGCATAACGAGACTTGTGAAGCAAAGCCCGAGCCTCCCGCTGACCCTTCGACAACATATAAATCTGCCGATCAGCACCACCCAAAACAAACCACAAACACAAACCAGCAATCAACGCCGAAAACCCGATCTGACGGGCCTTCAAAATAATAACATTACGATTACCAATAATATCGGCAACCGTCTCCAACTGGGCCTCACGCAACCTAAACGGAATACGTTTACCCGGCACCTTCAAAACCAAAACATCCTCGGCAAACCGACGAAAAGCCTCCACCGCAGCAGCAACCTCCGCCTCCGACATCCCATCAGGACGAATCGACACATCCTTCGGAAACCACGTCCGCCACTTCATCTCCCGTTCCAACAGCTCCGGGCTCAACCTCCCAGCCTTCGACGCCCTCTTCAAAGTCGGCTGCCCCTGCACGTTGTGAACTACCATCCGTAATCATCTCTCCGGCCCCCAGGCCAACCATTCTTGCCCGCTCATTATACAACTCCCAGATTTCCTCATCCGAAAGATCCTCTAAGTTAATCTCATCCACATCCTGAATCTTCAAAAGCTTATTGTCATAACTCCACGCCTCATGAACCCCAATAGCCTTCAACCAATCCCTAGCGGCAGTCAACCTAATCTTCGTCGAAATCGACTCATCAAGAGTCGTTTCATGCAAAAAGTCCAACACAGCCGAAACCCTGCCGGGATCACCCGCAGCGTTAAGAGTAAGCCAACGAGTCGCCATAACAACGTTAGGATCTTTCCTCCACCGATGCAAACTCGCAAGCGAAATCCCAATTTCCTGGCAAAACTCCTTCTGAGTCTGCGGAATACGATGCCGCTCAGGCATCGACTGCCACACAGCCAAACGTAGCTGATTATCATTCAACGTCCGCTGGGCATCCTTCATACTTCGCTTCGATGGCCTACCCGGCACCCCTCCTGTTGCCTGCGCCCTATCAAGGGCGGCAGGCCGATACTCGGATTCACGAGTCATAAGATTCCTTTACTAGTGTTGCGACTCAGCCGTCGCAACGTTAACTTTACAGACACCCCGAGCGTCTAAGCGAGGGAGAACCAGTGATACAAGTAAGCCCGTCTCCCCTCAAGGGAACGGGCTTGATAGGCTAACAAGTAACAAGCAACCTGCAAGATCCACACTGCTGGAAGCAGTGGATCTTACTAGTGTATTACTAGTGTGCAATAACTAGCGAATCCTGTTCCACACCCACCAGGACTTTTACACACCCCTTAACAAAACGTACAAAAAAGTTACACAAAAGTTACAGAACCCTCCCCAAACCAAAACACACAAAAAACATGCACAACACTACACAACCATTCACACAAACCCAACAACCATAACAAAAACAGGTACACCCCCAAAACCCAGCAACAACACCAGCCAACCAGCACAAGTACCAAACAATAAACAACCATATAAACTTGTGGGGGCTGGGGGGCTTGCAGAGGGGGGGGGGGTCTGCCGGACTGGTCGGCCGGTTTGTTTGCGTGTGCAAGTGTTGTGGGGTCTGTTGGTTGCGGGCGCAAGTTTTTGAAAAAGGTGGGGCGAACGTTTGTTCGGTTTGTGTGTTGGGCTGGCTTGTCGGGGTCTGTTAGGTGCGCTTAACGTTTTGGTCGGGCGGGGTCGGGCGGGGTCGGGCGGGGTCGGGTGGTTGGGCCGGTAGTTATCCACAGAACGTTTGTTCGGTCGAAGCGCTACGTTGCTCCCTACGCTCGCAAAACGTCTCCCCGGTCCAACGGTCCCGGAACACTAGTATCGGCCGTTAGACGCCAACGCAGGTACCTTAGACGGGACCGTAGTGTTGGGCCTTGGCGTGTTCGTTTCCTGATTGTCACTGTGAGTGTTTTTTTGGTCGTTTTTTTGACCACTCTCAGCGTTTTCGTCTCTCGTTTTGTAGTTTTCCACAGGTTTCCACAGGTTTTCCACAGTGAGGCGCTAGACGTTGCTGTCGGCAGCGTAAAATTTTTTTTTCGGGGGACGTTGTGTTTTGGTCGCCGTGACGGTACACGCACGCAGGCGCACGCAGGCGCCCGCAGGCGCCCGCCCGTTCCTCCCAACTCTGAGACGCCTGATTCTCGAATGTTACGATTACGTTACAGAATGCCGGGGTGCGGAGTTTTTGGAAAACTTGCACGATAGACATTCTCTCAGTCAGCCGGGCACCGTGTCCGGCCAACCGACCGAAAGGGTCAAAATCATGTCAACTTTCATTCATTCCAAGACAGTCCTCGCAGGGTTCGCACAGGACGCCAGTTCCATCGCTTCAATCGAAAAGGGCCTGTCGGTCATCGCTAAGGCGATGAGCAAAAATGATGAGAAGGCCACGGTCACCCGCACGGAGCGGGCGGGCCTGATTTTGGGCGGGACGCCGTTGGCTTGCGCAGCGATGACCATCGCCGGGCGAAATGAGGAGAAGGTGCGGGCGGGCGATTACGCCGAACTGATGGGCCTTGCAAACGGTAGTTTTTCAAAGTCCCGGGCGGTCTACTCCGTGGGGCTGTTCATGTCTGGCGCCATCGTCGACGGTGACGCTTGCGTGAATCAATCGACCGACGACATGAAGGTCATGCAGGCCCGCCTAGAAGAATGGTGGACCGAGCACACTACGGGCACTCCCGGCGATCGCCCGCTTGACGGCGCCTCGCTTGCCCGTGTCTTCGACTTCTACACTTCTGACGATGGCGTGCGGCGCCTTGACGCCGTGCAAAAGTTGCAGGAAACTTTCGGGTCAATCGAAAAAATCTATACCGTCATGACTAAGGCGCCTGCCGTGCCCGTCGACGACGACGGCGACGACGACGGCGAGCCAGACGAGGACGCTTGGCGCAACATGCTCGTCAACGTTCTGACTGTCGCCAAGGCGCAAGGTGCGACTGACGCAGAAGTGATTTTCTTGGTTCGCAAGTTTCAGAATGACGGGAATAGCTGAGAGTTTTTTCAAAAACTTTTGCCGAAACGCCGCAAGGCGTCGCCGGGGATGTAGCCTTCCCCGGCCTGATGATGGCAGGCTACCAAAACGAGAAGGATTCAAAAATGTACGAAAATTACGATTTGCTTGGCACCCCGATCGGGGCAAGCGATGACGGCGAAAACGGGATCACTGTCCACACTGATCTAGGGCGCCAGTTCCCGGCGCCAGATCTCACTAGGGCCGACAATCTGCGTTTGCTCGCAGATCTGTCGGGAGTCGATAAGGCCGTAGAGGGATGGTACGCAGGCCTATCGACCGGCGACGTTCCCGACGGAATAGGTGGCAGCGGCGGCGACGGCGAGACCGGCGAACCCGGCGAGGCCGGGACCCCGGGCGAACCCGGCGAACCCACCGACGGCGAAGCCGCCGACGGTGAACCTATCGACGGCGAAGCCGCCGACGGCGAGACCGGCGAGACCGGCGAAAATGAAAACGGCGACGCCGAACCCGGCGACGACGACGACGAAAAAAAGGATGACCCAAAAATGCCCGAAATGAAAACGCCAGAATACGACGAACCCGGCGAACTAGATGGCCTTAACGGCGACGAACTTCTCCAGGAAATTTGGCAAAAGTTGGCGCCGCTTGTCGAAGGCCGGGACCGGGCGGGCCTGGCCGCTATGGCCGAATACGTCAAGGATTCAATCAAGGCGGCTCCCCGGGGTGGTCCGGCGGGCGACACGATCATCAAAATTTCGGGCGGTAAGGTTGGCAAAGTTACCGGCGACACTCACGAAGTTTTTCAGAAAGTTTTGGCAGCAGTCGCCCGGGGTGTCAACGTGTACCTACCGGGTCCTCCCGGGACCGGTAAAAGTCATATGGTCGGCCAGATCGCTGAAGCATTAGACCGGCCCTACGCCGTGGTGTCATTCTCGCCCATGTCAACGGAATCGAAGCTGTTGGGCTACTATGACGCCACTGGCAACTATGTCGGGACGCCGTTCCGCAAAACGTATGAAGAGGGCGGGGTGATCTGCTGCGACGAGCTAGACAATGCGAACCCGGCTATCGTCGCCGTACTTAACGGCGGTATCGCTCAGGATTATATGGGATTCCCCGATGGCCTTGTGAAACGTCACCCCGATTTTGTCATGGTAGCTACCGCTAACACGTTGGGGACCGGGCCGACTGCTGAGTTCGCCGGGCGCCAAAAGTTGGACCCGGCGACTTTGAACCGACTTGCCAAGATCCCGGTCGGGACCGATGAAAGGCTTGAGACCAAAATCATTTGTGACATGATCGGAGAGTCCAAAGGTGTCCAGTGGCTTGAGAAGGTCCGTCATGTTCGCCGGGCCTGCGAGGAGCTGCGCATCAAACACTTTGTGACTATGCGAGATAGCCGTAACGGCGCCATGCTGATCGCACCGGGCGCCGGGGCATTCACTCAGCTTGAGGCCCTCCAGGCCACTTGTCTTGGCTCACTGTCGCCCGATCAGGTCGATAAGATCAAGGCCTTCAAGGCCTGAGAGTTTTTTCAAAAAAAGGAGCATGACCATGACTACCAAAAAAGCTACGACATATGAAATGCGTTGGCACGATAGCATTCACGAATTCGTGACGGCAGCGGCCGAACGTTTCGACCCGGCCGGTGCATCTCAGTCCGGTAGCGACTGGACCGGTACCAAAACTTTTGAGCAGGCGGTAGAGCAGGCCAAAA